TTGGCATTTCAATTGGCATTCCATATTTAGTATTAATAAAATATTGTTTCATATAATTGCAAATTGTAATGTCAATTGTGCGAATAGAAACAAGCCTATTAATTTTCTTTTCAAGAAAATGTTTATAAACTCTGTTAAATTTAAATATTTCATGTTTAATATCTATCAATGTTTGTTCATCATTAGAAAACATTTGTTTATCTATATCACTAAGCAATTTATCTAGAATAGGAAACTTAAAATCTACATATTTAGCTATTAAATTTTCTATACCAATTTTAACATCTATTAATGTTTTTGAATTGCTTAATATTATTTGTAATTCATTTGCAAAATAATCTTTTAATTTTTCAATCTTATTTATAATATATCTAATTTTATTATCACCATACCATTCATTTTCTTTTAAAAATGTTTTATTATTATCCTCATGTGTATCTGCTAAAACATAATAAGCATCATGTATACCTTTAACAAAACCTTTTCTATTTAAATTTACTGGTTGTACAGGTTGTGTAGATTGATTAGGCTGATTAGATTGATTAGGTTGATTAGGCTGATTAACTAACTCAGTATCAAAATTATAGTTTTTTAAAAATCTATCATAATATTTTCTATAATAAAATACTGATTTTGTTGTATTATCATAAACTAATTGAAATAAATTTGTGTTTTGTTTTTCATTTAATTTGGTAATATCAGTTATTACAGTTATATTTATCTTATTTATAATATCTATTAGTAATTTGGCTACTTCTGTTGCTTCATTCTCATATTTTAACCCAGTCATTTGTAGTTTGCCATTTGCAAATATTTTTATATTAACATTACGAAACCCCCAGTATTTAAATTTAATTGTTGCTTGATTATTAAATTCTGCTTTTATACTATCAATAAATGTTTCTCCTCGAGCACAATTACCGTAATATTCAATATTATATATACCTCCTGCTTTTTTATCTAGTTCAATATCATTTTGGTCATATACATTAGCAAATCTTGTTAATAAACCTAAATTTATTTTTGAATTTAAATTTGTAATAACAGTACATGTTGATATTGATAAACTTGTAGTTTTAAATATAAGGGGTTCTTTGGATATTAATGTATTTGCTGTTGCTGTTGCATTTGCATTTGCATGTTTAATGGTTTGGCTTTTTTCTTTCCCGTTCCAGTTGCCTTTTCCGTTGCCGTTGCCTTGCTCTTTGTACGATTCCATATTATATTGCGTTTCCTTAAATATCGAAAATATTTATTTGTTTTGATTAACTTAAAGCAAACCAAAACTATATTATATATTAATACTTATTGCTTTAAGTTAATCAATTTTTTAGTAAATATAAAATGTCTAAAAATTGAAAACAAAAGTTCATTATGGTATAATTATGGGATAATTATGGTTAGTGTATTTATGGTGGTATACTTATGATGGTATACTTATGATGGTATACTTATGATATATTATTAATTACTGTTTTCTCATTAACTAAATGGATGATTTAGATATATTGGAAACATCATTTAATAAATTAGAAAACTATGTTGTAAAATATATATATAAAAAATATTTTGAGAAACAAGAAAGAAATGGTGAAGATAATGAGGAAGGAAATGAGGAAGATAATGAGGAAGGCAATGAGGAAGGCAATGAGGAAGGAAATGAGGAAGGCAATGAGGATGGAAATGAGGAAGGCAATGAGGATGGAGAAAGAAGTGAAATTGCGGAAAATAATGAGAATGAAGAAGGCAATGATAATAAGCCATATAAATATAATTCGAAAGTTTTAAATCAAGATGTTTATTCTAAATTTCTACATTCTATATTTAGTAATGAAAGAAAAAGTATAATAACACAAGATGAGTATCTAGAAACAGATTTAAATAATATGGCAATTGCAGATGAAAATTATGATAATAGTCCTGAAACTTTTAAAGTTAGGGAACATGCAAGTCTTCCAGATGTAAAAAGATGTTCATTTATTAGAAAACATAAAAATAAATATAAAAGATGTGCATTAGGTATAATTAATGATGATAGCGATATGTGTTATAAACATTTTAAAAATAAAAATATGTATTGGGATAAATGGTGTGAGCTTTTAGAGAAAAAATAATTTATTTAATAGTTTATTTTCTACTATTTGTTTCTTTTTCCATATGTTTTATATGTTTATATTCACGACTTATTACTCTTTGGTCTCTTTTGAATATACGTGCAACCTTTGGATTAGTATTACGTGATAATATATATCTTGCATTCAGTGCTTTAATAACATAATTATATGTTGCATGTTTGCCTTTAATTGGTATAAAATGTTCAATGAGTTTATGTAATGCAATATGTCTTTCATCCATAGGTGTGTTTTCTACATTATGATATCCATATTCGCTTAAAAAATGGTCATCATTATTTAATATTATAAGATTTTGTTTTCTACTTCTTTTAGTAATACAACCTGGAGCAATTATTGAACTTCTTACTTTTGTCGTTTTTCCCCCTTTTTTTCTATAATATTCACGACGAGTATATCCTCGTCTTAATATTTGATTACGTTTACAATTGATTTTGTTTGTTGACATATTTTTATTTTTGTGTTTTATTTTTTGTGTTTTATTTTTTGTGTTTTATTTGTATGTTTTATATTTATATTTTTATTAGATATTTTTTATATATTTTTCTATATATATATAAATATAGTTCTAGATACTTAAATAATTAAATACTTAAATATAGTTCTAGATACTTAAATAATTAAATAATATTAAATAAAATAAAATGACTAAAAAATATATTACATTATCAAAAAAAAATTTAAAAAACATACATAAATCATTAAAATTATTAAAAAACATAGAAAATTGCAAATCCCGTAAATGTAGAAAAGTAATTACTAAAAAAAAACTTTCTATTTTAGAAAAAAAACACTTAAATGAGTCTATGAAATGCATGAAAACAAATAATTATCTTAAATGCAGTGATAACATAGATAAACAAGATAAATATGGTTTGATAAATATACGCAAACAAATTGATAAATGTTTAAAAAAAAATTGTTCAAAAGAAACTAAAAATTTTAATGTTTTTCAAAAACTATACAATAAGATATAAGTTCTAGAACCTAAATCTAATAGGACATTGATGTGTAATTTATAGTATTAGTATTAGTATTAGTATTATTATAATTATCAGTGTAATAAGTATCATTTTGTGTGTTTCTAGGATATATAGTTTTTAAGTCAAGATAGAGTTTGTTTATGACAGGTTCAAACACCTCATAATTACTGTAAAAATGATAAATTATATATATATAGTTAATAAGCAATAAAATCGCTATAAACGTATATCTCATCCTGAAATAGTTAGCTGCTAAATATATTGTAATGTAAAACATCATAGGACACATCTTAGTATAAGTATAAGTAATAAGTATCAAATGCAAGTATCAAATGCAAGTATCAATCAAAAGTATCAATAGTAAATAAATATATGTCTAGATTAGTAATTAAAATATCAATTTTTCTAATAATTATATATAAATTTCTAAAATATGAAAATAAAAAGTAAAAATCACAAGCAAATGCAAAGGAAAACGCAAAGGAAAACGCAAAGGAAAACGCAAAGGAAAACGCAATCTCACAAGGGTGGTGGTGGACAATCAAAAATAACAACTAATCAATCTAATCAATCTAATCAAGCTATACAAACTAAATCAATTACTTTTACAATTACTTTTACAATTAAATATCCTGATATTCTTATTGATGAAAGTAAAAATAAAATAGAATTAACAAAACAACAAACACAATCACAACCTAGTATTTCAATTAAAAATAATCAACCTGTTCCAAATCAAAATCCAAACCCAATTTATCTAATTACAATGATTGATATTGATGCTCCAAATGGGTTTATTAGTAATACTATGAATATAAAAAATAAAACACACAATACAGATAATAAACCATGGACACATTGGGTTTTTACTCAAAATGCAACAGGTAATATTTTAAATACTTTTGTTCCATATTCACCACCTACACCTCCACGTGGAAAACATAGATATATTTTTACAATTTATGATGTATCAAGTATGAATCTAAATTCATTAAACATTGCAAATTCTAGCAAAATTGATAGAAATTCTTATTATACAACTAATCTATTACCTTTTTTTATAAAAAAAACTAAAAATATTAAAAATATTAAAAATACTAAAAATACTAAAAATATGAAACCAAATTTTTCGTTATACTATATTGTTAGTAGTGATATGTAGAGTTATGATAGTTAGAGTCATGATATTGAATCAATAGAATCTATATCTCATCCTTAATAAACAAATCACAAATTACATTACGTAGTTTTTCATCATCTGTCATCTTACATTCTTTTATAAATTTTTTTACTTTATCTAAATCCATTTTATAAACAATTGGTGTGCATTCATGATAGTATCTAAAAAATGCCACATTTAAAACATATTTCTTAGGAAAGTAAATATTCATTTGACACTTAGGGTCAGCAAGTTTTTTAACAATATCTTTTACTATTAAATTATGGCTCGACTTAGGCAAAACCATAAATAATAGGGTTTGTTGTTCAATAGGCATAGTCTTACCAAATGTAAATAACTTATTACTCGATGATGCATTTATATTCTTATGTTTTATTAATTCATCATATACATCACTAAATATTGGAGAATATGCAAATGGATAATAATGAGTATATGATGGGCATTCATCAAAATAATACAGAAAATTCCACACAAGTGTTTTTAAATATAATTGGCAAATAATAGATATATTTTCGGGTGTATAATCCATATTAAAACACGTTTTATAATATCGTGTCTGCCAATTAGGCAATATGGGGTTTATTTCTTGTTCAACATAAAGGTGTTGCAATGGGTAAAAATCTGTTAACATTTGCTGTCTTTCTCTCTCATTCATTTCTGGTGTTATACGTATTTTAAGTTTCTTGCGTTTTTCAAATAATTTGCAAACGGCTGTCTGTTCACTTGATTTTACAATAAACCATATATCAGCTAACATTTCAGTATTGATTTGTAAAGATGTCCTATCTACAAGAAACTTTTCTTGATGATTATAAATTTGAAAATACGCAGAAATAATCTTATCATATCCACCTTCATATATACTATACCAATGATTCTTAGGCATAAAATCATTTCCAAGTATCATACCAAGAAACACATAATCATCAAGTAATCTTTCCATGTGAATAATATCTAATGTAGGGGAATATTTGCGAAAATTCTCTATAATTGCCATACATAATACATCAATATCCATAAATAGAAACTTTTTCCCTTCATGACTAATTGCTAGATTGCCATATTCATTTGCTTCACGGAATAAATATGTATTCGGGTGATGAGTCAGTATCGATAGAAAAATTAGGTCTCCATCTAATCCATATATAATATTATTATGCTCTTTGTCATATAGTTTACGTTCTTTTGTATTACCATCAACTGCCAAGTGTTGGGCATGTTTTATATGTTGCATTATCTTATTCTCACCTTCACCAGGAATTGACGAATCGCTAAATATTACAAGCTTATTTTTAAACAAATTATTTTTACCTCCACTTTCTATATGTTGTTTAATATCTATTGCTAAATCATACATAAACCTTGTTCCAGGAGTAATCGCATTTGTATCAAAATCATTATTTACATGGGTTTTATCAATTTCACTACCAAAGTTTTCATTTATTTTATTTGCTCGATTACGTTTGCAAACAGAGTGATGTCTCCTTTGACGTTGATTTTCTATTTTTGCACGTGATGGTACCCCATCCAATGCGATGTAAATTAATTCTAAATTTGGTACAATTCTACATAATGTTTCTAGATATTCAAGAACATATATAATAAGTGTTTCATTAGTCTTTATACCAGGATTTGCATATAAAGCAGTATATATAGCACAATTAAAGTCTAGATACAAATGATTGGGTAAATCATTTTCAATATTTTGTTTAATTACTTTGGTTTCATATTTATTATATGATTTTATAATGTCTGAAAACAATCCAGGAACACCCATGTTTATTAGTAATTATTAGTAATTATTAGTAATTATTAGTAATTATTAGTAATTATTAGTAATTATTAGTAATTATTAGTAATTATTAGTAATTATTAGTTTATTTGTTTTAGCTTTAAATTATTCAATTTTACATATAAAAAAATATGTATATCTAACCTACATATCTAATCTAACTAATCTATTCTAACTATTCTAAGAATAATTCAGCAATTTGTGTAGATACTATGGTTTCAGCATCATCTTTCATATACTTGCATAAAGTTTTATGCCTTGCATTCCAGTCATGGGTTTGGCAAAACATACTACAATAAGCAACTTCTTTACAATCACCACATTTTAGTAGTTTATGAATGTATTTGGGTTTATCGCAAAA